TTGATGTGGATCAGAATGAGGATTTGTATGGGGTTGTGGCTTCTGGTACGCAGGTTGTGAATGTTTTGGCAGGACGTGCTTGATGCCTAAGATTCTTGCGTGGACTGAGGAAGCCCTCACTATCTCGGCTTTGCGTGACCGGCAGTACCAGCCGTCAAACGGCATTGATGTTCCGGACAGGGCGTTGGCATCCACTACCGGGGCACAAAGCAACGGTGTGTTGCGCGTGGTGTTCTTCACCCCGACCCGCACCCTCACGGTGTCAAACTTCACGATTGCATGCACCACGGGCGCGCTGGACACCGGCGGTGGCACGACTGTTCGCAGGATGGGCCTGTTCACCTACAACAGCGGCGCAGGGACAATCACCTGCGTGGCTCGCTCCGCAAACGATGCAAACCTCGGTCAGACCAGCAGCACCCTGTACACCAAGGCATTTACTAGCGAGGCCGGTTACTCGTCCTCGTACACCATTGTGGCTGGAACCACTTATGCTGCCGGGGTGTTGTTCTACAACACGGGTGGAACATTCGCTGGGCCGACCTTGGCGAGCATTTCTCCCCCATCCGGCACCATCCTCTTCAACAACACAAGCCTGCTGCCGCTGATTGTTGGCGGCGCGACAGGTCAAACCGACATCACCAACAGCCCCGTGACCCTTGGCACGACTGTCGGCGCTGCACCCTACATAAGGTTGACATGAGCAAGCCTGTGAACGAGTCGTTTTACGACAAGCCTGTGACCCAGCCTGACGGCAGCATCCTCGTCATTGTGCGCGACAAGGATAGAAACGAAATCGGGTGGAACCTCACTTACCCGAACCAGGCTGAATGAGTGCTGGGAGTTGACGAATGACTACTCCCGCTTGGCAGCGCAAGGAAGGCAAAAACCCTAAAGGCGGGTTGAACGCCAAAGGTCGCGCTTCAGCCCATGCGCAGGGCATGAACTTGAAGGCACCTGTAAAGTCTGGTGATAATCCTCGTCGCGCTTCGTTTCTTGCACGGATGGGTAACATGCCTGGGCCGGAACGTAAACCGAATGGTGAACCAACCCGCCTGCTGTTGTCGTTGAATGCGTGGGGGGCTTCCAGTAAGGCTGATGCCCGTAAGAAGGCTGCCGCGATTAGCGCAAGGAACAAGAAGAAGTAATGCCAGCTTTCACCCCACCAACGAGTTTGCGTAACCCGCCTGTGTTGACGAAGCAACGTTCGGATGCGCCGTTCAAGTATTACAAGGGAACGTTGAAAGCGCCGAACGTGTTTGTGTGGTCGGATGGGCGTGTAGCGGAAAACTACAACCCACCAACAGACCGCGCTACCTACGAGTTCCTTGGCGGGCATGACCCTGTGGGTGTCACGGATCAGGTAGCAGGATGGCTTCTAACGGCGGGGTACACGTTGACACCGGACGATATTCCGCTAGCGGAAGTGTCGGGCGGGAACATTTTGGTGACGTTGCCTGTGGGCCAGTATTCGCGGGGTGTGGCTGCCGCAGGTAGCGCGTCTATCGATTGGTCTGTGGTGGATGGGGGCACGCAGTCTGGCACTGTGGCGGGGACTTATGGGGCTTCCAGTGTCAGTATCACAGGGGTCACATTCAACACAGGCACGTTGTACACAATCAGTTTGACACCGAAGAACAGTGTGAACAGCGGTAACACTTACCAGTTCACTTACCAGGCGTAGGAGGTTCCATGTCGTTGCATCAGCGTCGCACCCACCCGTCCCCTGTGGATGGGTGTTTCGCTTGCAAAGTATCCACTTTGATGCTTGCCCCGAGTGTGGCTGCGACAACGGAGTGGGGGGCTGCCGCGTTGCGGGAGAAGAACATGGAGAAGCGGTGGGCGGCTGATATGCCCGCCTATAGACGGTTGCGTGAGCAGGGTTACCAGCCGCCGAGTATTGATGGTAGCGCAGCACTAGAGTCGCAGGCTTCCAGTAGGTTTGAGATTGAGTCTGGGCGGGCGTTTCCGGGCCGTGAGAAGCAGGTGTCTGAGGCTGTATCCTTTGTTCAGGAAAGTATTGGTCGTAGTGTTTTCGAACCGGCAAAGGCAGCGCAGTGACTCTGGCATCTGATTGGATTGAGCGCACTAAGGGCTATTTGCTGTCTGGGGTGCAGGAGGAGAAGAACAAACTGGATTCGGCGTACACGGCTGGGTCTGGGTCGATTACGGTTTCTTACGATTTGATGGGCATTCAGCCTGGGTCGCGCATTGAGATTGGCACCAATTTGCTGTATGTGTGGGCTGTGGCGGGTAACACTGCCACTGTCACTGGCGGTTGGGAAGGCACCACGGACGCAAACGCTAGCGCCGGTGCGATTGTCACCGTGAACCCGAGGTTCCCCGCTGCACAGATTCTGGATGCGTTGAACACGGATCTTGTGGACTTGTCTAGTCCCGCGAATGGTTTGTATCAGGTGGGTACGGAGACGTTGACGTACAACCCGCTGTTGACGGGTTATGACCTTGATGGTGTCACTGACCTGATTTCGGTGATTGAGGCTCGCGGGCAGACTCCCGGTATCTATAAGGATTGGCCGCGTATCGCAACGCACAAGATGCGGGTGATGCAGACCGCGCCGACTGGTTCGGGTGGGTTTGCTAGCGGTAAAGCATTGTTCGTGTATGAGGACATGTACGCGGGTTACCCGATTTGGGTGACGTATAAGAAGGGGTTCACGGCGCTAGCGTCCACAACCACTGACGTGTCCACCACGGGTTTGCCGACGACAGCGTATGACTTGCCTCCGCTTGGCGCTGCGATTCAGCTCATGGCTGGGCGTGAAATCAAGCGGGCGTTCACGGAGACACAAGGGGATACTCGCCGTGCGGTGGAGGTTCCTGTGGGTGCGACTGCCGCTTCGGTGAATGGTTTGCGGTTGCTGCGTTCGCAGCGCATTGAGGCTGAGAAGCAGAGATTGGATGCGTTCTACCCGATCATCAAGGATGCGTGATGTCTTACTATTCGGTAAGCCTTGGCGCGCATTTCGGGGCTAGTCTTTCATCTTCGGCTAGCGCAGCGAACGCCTCCATTCCGGGCATGTTCCCTGTGGGGTTGGCGGGCAGGCCTTATCTGGTGAACCTTGACCCGCAGTTCTCGCTGGGTATCAGGTTCAGTCGTGACTCGCTGCCTTTGCTGCGCACACAAGCTGACAGTGCCCGCACTTCGGGTGAGTCGAGTGTGTCGCCTGAGAACTTGTGGCGCAGGTCGATTGATTCGTGGCATAAGGGTGCTGGGCAGTCGCATTATGACCGTGAGGATTCCGACCCGTACCGTTTCAACGCTAGTGTCGGTATTGACCCATGGTCGTTTGGTCAGATTTCTTTGCTGAATGGCACCACGTTGAAGCAGACTGCCACGAACAGCAATGTTCAAATGGTGGTCGCTGACGGGTATGTGTTTTGGATTGACAATGCCTCGTTGAAGTATTCGCAGATTACTGGCTCCACTTGGGGTACAGCAACAACCGTGTCAGGTACACCGGCCACAGCGGGCACGGCGATTGCCACGAATGGCAGGTATGTATTCGCTGCGTTCGGCACAAACGGCATCTATCGTGTGGATGTGACTTCCCCTGGCACCGCGACGCAGATTGCCACCATGTCTGGGTCTAACTCGTGCAACGGGTTGTGGTTCAACAACGGAAGATTGTTCGCGTCTCAGACTACGGGTGTTTTGAATGAGGTGACTGAGACCGCTTCCACAGCGCTGGCAACCGCTTACTCATCGTCGCAGAACTATGCGCTTATGACGTTGAACGACTCCACCCACATGATGCGCTACACCCCAAGCTGGGTGTGGAATTCTAGTGACGCGCTCGGGGAGTACCACTATTTCGGTGGCTACTACGCCGACAAGTCAATTATCTATAAGACCACTTTGGCTGACACGAACACCACGAAACTGGATGCGCCGACTATTGCGCTGACCATGCCTGATGGGGAGTCGGTCACTTTCCTGCACTCCTACCTCGGGTACATGTTCATCGGAACGTCTAAGGGTTTCCGCATGGCGCAGCAGGACAGTACCGGCAATCTGATTCTCGGCCCACTGATTGCCACCCCGAAGCCCGTGTATTGCGCTGAAGGTCAGGACAGGTTCGTATGGTTCGGCTGGTCTGACAACGCCGATAGTGGGTTTGCTGGGTTGGGTCGGGTCGATTTGACGGTGTTCAACAAGCCGTTACAGCCCGCGTATGCCACGGATCTCATGTCGGATGTGACTGGCACAGTGTCGTCGATTGTGACGACCAGTGGCGGGGCTACCGCGTTCAGTGTGGTCGGCTCGGGTATTTACACCGAATCGGGCAGCCTTGTTTCCTCAGGTTGGGTGTCTAGTGGTGAGATTACGCACGGCATCACCGACCAGAAAGTGACCGTGTTCCAAGGTGTGCGCCACACTGCTTTGACCACCGGCGAGTCTGTCACTATCGAGCATTCAGTGGATGGTGGGGATTTCAACCCTGTCGGCACATCCAGCATCATCGGGTCGCTGCAATCCCCCGACTACTATGTGGGGCAGCGCAACACGTTCATTGAGACAAAAATTTCTATTAGCGGGGCTTGCGCTGTCACTGGTGTCCTTGCCCGCTCCTACCCGTCCCCCCGCCGTTTGACCCGCTTCACTGTGCCTGTGTTGTTGTATGACTCGGTGACCACTTTGAACCAGCGGGACTACCCACTGGATGTGGGGGTGGAGTACGACTTCCTCACCCAGCTCCACTCGGATCAGACAATCATCGCCTATCAAGAGGGTGAGTCCACTTATTCGGTGGTGGTGGATGATTTCTCGTGGATACCTGAGAAGTTCTCCACGAAGGCTAAGCGTTTCCAAGGTACACTTGTGCTGGTTTTGCGGCAGATAGCGTAAAGGACTCTGATGGCTTCCCTTCCCACTCGTAGACGGTACAAGTTCACGAACGCCCCGGTGGTGACGACGCTTGCTGCCGCTATGACTGTCAGTGATGGCACGTTCACTATCACGGTTCCGACGAACTGGCCGACTGCCTCATCGGAGAATTTTTGGGTGACGATTGGGGCGGGCACGTCCACTGAGGAACGCATCTTGTGTTCGGGTACTTCGGGTACAACGGTGACGGTTGCTTCGGGTGGTCGTGGCGCTGATGGCACATCGGCTAGCGCCCACAATCAGGGTGATTCGGTGTGGGTGTCGTGGTCAGCTACTGATGCTGATGAGGCTAACGCGCACGTTTCTTCATCGGCTTCCACTTCCGCTATCAATGTTCACGGTTTGGCTGTCGGATCAAGTGTGGTGGGCACTACTGACACGCAGACACTGACCAACAAAACCCTGACTTCGGCAAAGATTTCTGGTACTTCCAGTGGCACGACTGTGATTCGTGGCGCATCGGCAGCATCAGGGACAGTAACGATTCCCGCTGTGACTGGCACCCTGATTTCGGATGCTGACACTGGCACGGTCACATCAACGATGATTGCTGATGGCACTATCGTCAACGCTGATATCAACGCTAGCGCCGCTATCGACAAGACCAAGATTTCTGGTACTGCTATCACTGCTGGGGATACTGGCACTGTCACTAACACGATGCTTGCGGGGTCTATCGCCGCATCGAAGATTACGGGCACGGCTGCAGTGTTGACGGCCAACACATTCACAGCGACCCAGACTGTGACCCCCACTTCGGGCACGGGTGTGGCTGTGAATGCGGCAGCTAGTGGTGTCGGTGTGGTCGTGAAGGCTAATGCGACAACCCCTGGCGATATCGCGCAGTTTCAGGATTCCAGTAGCAATGTGATTACCCGCGTGGTGTCCGGTGGTGGGATTGTCGCGGTTGAGCCGATTGTGTCGAACACGAGTGTGACTGGCACGGTCACTCTTGATTGTTCTACTGGCACGACTTTCACGTTGACTGTCACTGGCACTGGCGCTGTGCTTGCGTTCACGAACCTGCCGAATGCTGGTTCCACCACGTTGACTCTTGTTATCACGCAGGGCACGGGTGGGTCGAAGACGATTGCGTGGGGTTCCACCACTATCAACAGTTCGGCTGTGGCCCCGAAGTGGGCGAGTGGGGCAGCGCCCACACTGTCCACCTCGGCGGGACAGGTTGACATTGTGACTCTTGTTGTGAACCGCAGCGCGGGTTCCACGAACAACGTGTTCGGCTTCTTGTCTGGGAAGGCTTTTGCCTGATGGCTCGCAGGCTTATCACTGTCTCCGCTGATGTGCCTTCAGGTTCCATTTTGACGTTCACTTACGCTGATAATGGTTTGCTCGGTAGTGCTTCTACCCGTACTTACACGGCCTCGGGTGGGTCTGGTTCGGGGGCGCAGTTCACGGTGGTTCGTTCGGGTGGTGGGTCTAATTCGCCTATCACGAGTGTGACGTTGTTTGCCGGTGGTAGCGGGTATGCGGCGGGGAATGCGTTGACTATCACTGAGACTGTTTCCCCGAATGACACGATTGAGATTACGGTCAGCACGGTGAGCGCGTGATGGAGCATCAAGTCATTGTCACTTTGGGGGACGTGTGGGACGAGTTGAGGGAACAGAAGGAAATTCTGAATACGATTGTCGCTAGGCTTGACCGCATGGGGGATGCTTCCGATAATCAGGCGAAGACGCTCGCGGATCACGAGAAGCGGGTTCGGGAGTTGGAGCGTCGGGTGTGGGCGCTGCCTAGCGTGGCAACCATTTTGGCTGTTGCCTCTTTTGTTTATCAAATTGTTCGCCGTTAGGTGATACTGTTGTCCTCGTTGTCCACAACAATGAGGAGGTCACTGTGGGTATCAGAGAAAAACTTGTGGATGAACCGCCACATTATCCGCGCAGCATCTGCCGCGTCTGCCACATCCTCACCCAACTAGACCAGGGTGACCGCGAGTTCCTTGTCGATAACTTCAACAAGCCCAGTGATGATAAGTCCCGTTTCTCTGATGCGAAGATAGCGGATATTCTCACTGAGGAAGGCTATTCGGTGGGGTTGCAGTCAGTGTCCCGCCACCGCCGTAAGCAGTGTGGTTCCCGATGAGCTTGAAAGACAAGTTTGAGGAGCCGGTGAAGGCTCGCGCTGAGATTGGTCTTGATGGGGGAACCCTTGAGACGGGGCCGTTGGATGAGCCGATTGGCTCGGACTGGTCACCTATTTTGCGTTCGTTTGGTTTGGATCCTGCCGTGTTTCAGGTGGTGGGGGACACGGTTCGTATGTCGAAGTGGCAGCAGTCGAAGCGGCTGGAGAATGGTGACCGTGACCTGATTTGGTTGTATTCGTATCGGGCGCAGTTCAAGAGGTGTGCCTCGGCGCTGTTATCGGATGATGATTTTGCCCGGATTCTAGCGTCAGGCAGGAATGCCCCTAGGAAACCACAGGAGCCATTCTCAGGCGTTGGCACTATGGTCGTGTGCTGGGCTGACTGGCAGATAGGTAAATCCGCTGGTGGTGGCTTCCAGGGCGTTCTGGAGCGTGTCAGGAAATCGTTCCGTGCCACCGAGCGCAGATTGAAAGCGTTACGCAAGGCTGGGGTTCCCGTCTCCGATATTTGTATCGCGTTGATGGGTGACCCGATTGAGGGGTGTGTGGGGCATTACGAGTCCCAAATGTTCACAGTGGAACTGACCCTCAGACAACAGCTTCTAGCGGCGCTAGACCTGTATGTGGAAGGCATTCAAAGGCTCCTTCCGCTAGCCAACAAACTGACCGTCGTGACTGTCCTGTCAAATCATGGGGAGTGGATGCGACGCTCAACCGGGGGCAAGTCCCTCACCTCAGACTCAGACTCCGCTGACGGGTTCCTCGCCGATGCGCTACAGAGGATTCTCGCCGATGAACCTATCGAATGGGTCATCCCACACGATGAGATGACTGTCCTGCATGACCTGTCGGGTGTGCCTGTGGCGTTCACCCACGGTCACAAGATTCCTAGCGGCAATAAGGAATTGGACTGGCTACGCGGTCAGTCCATTCGCCTGTTGCGCGAGAACGGCAGGGAACCGCGAGTGTGGGTCACCGCCCACCGCCACCATTTGCGGGTGGAAGACATGGGGCCGTGGTGGAGGCTGCAATGCCCCTCCAACGATGGCGGGTCGAAATGGTTTGAGGACACCAGCGGATCATGGTCAACACCGGGAACTCTCACGTTCGTTGTAGGGTTGGGTGAGTTTGTTTCCGATATTGCTGTCGTGTAGGAGGTTGTGGTGACTGGCGATTACGCCACTGAGGTTCTCACTGAGGCTGGCCGGCTTTTGTCCACGGACAGGAATGCCGTGTATGGGGATGCGTTGCACGATTTTCGGCGTATTGGGGAGGTGTGGGGGGCGCTGCTTGACCTGCCATTACCCATTGCACCGCACACGGTGGCAGCGATGCTAGCGGGAATGAAACTGGTGCGTTCCCAAATCACCCCTGAGCATCGTGACAATTGGGTTGATGGGGCAGCTTACGCAGCGCTAGGGGCGGGTACTCTACGCATATGAAACTGCCTGTGAAGCCTGTGGTGTTGCCGAAAGATTTGAAGGGGCAAACCAACGGCCTCGTTGATGATGCCCTGCTGCGTGCTATTCCTGGCGGGAAGTTGCATCATCTGGCTGCGCAGGCGTGGCTAGCGCTGCGTGAGGATGCCCGCAAGAGCCGCTTGTGGTTGAAACCGACAAGTCACGTCGATACTTACCGGCCTTTGAAAATTCAGGAGAAGGCGTTTTTCGCACGGTATGACAACACCCCGAGGGACACCCGCCACGAGAAGTATCAGGGCAAGGACTGGTGGTTGAAGCCCCGCAAAGCAGGTGTCGCTGTTCCCGGCACTTCATTTCACGGCTGGGGTTTAGCAATCGATATTGCTTCAATGAGTGAACGCAAACTGGCGTGGTTGTTGGCGAACGCAGCGCGGTTCGGGTTCAGTTGGGAATCACAGTCCGAGCCGTGGCATCTTCGCTATGTGGCTGGGGATCGTGTCCCGCCCGCAGTGAAGTAACCCTGATTATCTTTTAGCCATCTTTATCCGAGCTTTTTCCACGATCATGCGTTGGGTTTGTTTGCGCAGGTGGGCTGCCTTGAATGAGTATTCGGGTTCGTAGCCAGCGCGTTCAAGTACTTTGTAGATGATGGAGTGGTTGACGCCAACGAGTTTGGCTATTGCCCGTGGGGTCATGCCTTGCCTGTGTAGCGCTAGGAACACTTCTTGGCGTTGCCTGTTCAGGTCGCGCATGTGTTGGGTTGCTTGTTTCATTTCGGTTTGAAGCCTGATGGCTTCCTCTTGGAGTGTCATAGCCTCACTTTCCCGCTAGATTATGATACTGTCCACCCTAGCACACCACCTGAGGAGGAACCATGAGTGTGACAAAAGAGCAGTACGACCAACTGCTGAAACCCATCAACCCCACCCGAGTCGGCAAAGACGGCAAAGGATTCTCACACCTTGAAGCGTGGGATGTTCGCGCCCACCTGAACCGCGTATTCGGATTCCTCGGCTGGTCAGCCGAACTGATTGCGCTGGAACAGATTTTTGAGTCCGAGACGCAGCGTGACGGCAAATCCCGGTGGACTGTCGCCTACCGCGCCACCGTGAAACTCACCGTCCACGCCAACTGGACTTTCGCCACTTACACCGAAGCCGCTGCGGGCGACTCACAGAACAACCCGTCCCGTGCCGATGCGCACGATATGGCAATCAAAACCGCTGAATCACAGGCATTCAAACGTGCCGCCGTGAACCTTGGTGACCAGTTCGGCTTGTCGCTCTATAAGGATGGCACGACTAGCGCGGTGGTGCGTGACACCCTCGTCAAACCAGAAGAACCAACCGTTGTATCAATCACGGAGGAGACAAGTGAATGACTGGGCAGCCACGTTCAGGGCAGACCTACTCGAACACGACAGGGGCAGCGACAGGTCTCAACAAGCCCAATCCGGCATCCTCGGCCCATCCGACCTGGTATGCCGTGAACGCGCCAGACGTGTCACCATCGGGGCAGTCCCTGATCGTGAATCATCAAGCTTGGCTGCGATTCTTGGAACAGCTATACACAAGGGAATCCAAGAGGCACGCGCTGCCGTCAACCCGAATCTTCGCCATGAGGTTGAGGTGTCTATCACGTTACCTAGCGGGGTGGTCATTACTGGTCATGCTGATGAGGTTGATGTTGACGAGAACTCGGTCACCGATTTCAAAACGGTAGCCGACCTTGCCTACCGCAAGCGCATCGGTGTGGATGAGAATCATGTCCGGCAGGTCACCTTGTACGCGCTGGGTTTGGTGCAGGCAGGGGTTTTGAAGCCTGATCCGTTGATTCGTGTGGCGTATCTTGACCGTTCGGGTCGGGATGAGTTGCCGTTCGTGGTGGAGTTGCCGTTTGATGAGACGAATGTTCGTTTCTCCGATGCGTTCATTGAGGACATTATTTACGCGGTGAAACATAATGAGGAGGCGTCAAAGGACTGGCCGCGTGAAATGTGTCGAAGGTTCTGCCAGTTCTATTTCTCTTGCCGCCGTGACGACACCCCTAGCGGGCGTATCGAAGGTGAACCTGCTGCCGCTGCGGGCGTGTATGTGGAAGCGAATGAGGCAATCAAGAAGTGGACAGCGGTGAAAGAGGGGGCACGGCAACACTTGGACGGCGTGGAAGGTGTCACCGATGATGGTGTGGTTGTCCGTTGGGTTGAGATAATGAGGGAAGAAGGCCCATTCCAGCGGATAGATGTGAGGAAAAGTGTTCAAACCCCGCCAGCCGGTGATGTTTCAAGGGAAGATGTTTCAGGTGGTGTGCCCTGGTGATGAGCCGAATTTCTGGTGGATTCGTGGTGGCAATACCACGATTCAGGTCAATGGCACATTGTTGTCGCCTGCTGATGGTGGGGATGTGCCGTTGTTTTAGGGGCGGGCTGTGAGGCATCGTTCGTTGCGGATGCAGCGCATCTACCGTGAACGCAGGAAACTGGTCGCTGAGATGCTTGAAGATGCTGTGTGCGCTAGATGTGAGCAAGCTCGCGCCAGTGAGGTGCATGAGTTGTTGTCCCGTGCCCGAGGCGGGTCGATTCTTGATCGGGACAATTGTGTGGCGCTGTGCCACGACTGCCACTTTTGGGTCACCACTCACCCCCGTGATGCGGAGACCCAAGGGTGGTTGCGGAAATCCAATTGAGTAGGAGAGAAAGCATGTCAACAGTGATTGTTGGGAATGTGGGTCGGGAACCTGAGTTGAAGTTCTTGCCTAGCGGTGTGGGTGTGGCGAAGTTCAGTGTGGCTGTGTCGAAGCGTGTGCAGAAGGACGGCCAGTGGACTGATGGTGAGACGACGTGGTATCGGGTGACGGCGTGGCGTGCGCTAGCCGAGCATGTTGCTGAGTCCCTTGCGAAGGGCACGAAGGTGATTGTGTCCGGGGAGTTGAAGGAGACCGTGTACGACAAGGACGGTCAGGAGCAGCGCGGTTGGGAACTTGTTGCCAGCGAGGTTGGTGTGGCGTTGTCGAATCAGAAGGCTTCTGTGAGTCGTGTGGAGCGCCGTCAGGGTCGGGAGCAGTTGGCTAATCCGTTGTCTGCTGCTGATGTGGTGGCTTCTCTTGGTGGGAAGATTGTTGATGAGCAGCCCCCATTCTGATCGGGAGATTCGCCGTTGGGCTAGGCGGCACAAGATCCTTGTGAACGATAGGGGTTTTGTGCCGCAGGCCTTGCGGGAGGCGTATGAGGCGTGGCGCAGGCTTGAGGATTTGAAGGTGAGGAGACGCAAATGATTTACGATACAGATATTTCGGGTAACCAAAATTACAGAGAAGACCACATTGCAAATTTGGTGAAAGAATCTTGGAGAATTATCAATGATGCCATTGAAATGTATGTTGGTGACCGCGAGATTGTGAAGAAATGCGCCTTGTATTCGGGTGGCAATGACTCCACAACAATGACCCACTTATTTCGAAATTGGGTTGACTGTGCGGTGCATGTGAATACGGGAATCGGAATCGAACAAACTCGCCAGTTTGTACGGGACACTTGCGCAAGCTGGAATCTTCCCTTGATTGAGGAGCATCCACCTCCGGGTAGCACTTATCGTGAACTTGTTTTAGATCAGGGATTCCCCGGCCCAGCAATGCATTTCAAAATGTACCAACGGCTCAAAGAACGTGGTCTGATGAAGGTTCGACGCGATTACGTCAAAGAACCTCGCAAACAACGCATCATTTATTTGGCTGGCCGTCGTCGAGACGAGTCGAGTCGTCGCGCAAATGTCCCAGAGGTAAATGTGACTGGAAGTATTGTGTGGATTAGCCCGATGGTTCATTGGACTAAAAATGATTTAGGTTGGTATCGAGAGTTGAATCCCGATATTCCACGCAACTTAGCAAGTGACACTCTCCATATGTCGGGTGAGTGTTTGTGTGGGGCCTTTGCTAAGCCAGGAGAGTTAGATGAGATTGCCTTTTGGTTTCCAGAGGTTGCTGCTGAGATCCGTGAACTTGAAAAAGAAGTTGAGGCTGCTGGGTTAGAGCGTTGCCGTTGGGGATGGGGTGGCAATAAGCAGAAACCATCCAAGAGTGGCATCTTGTGCAGCGGTTGCGATGAGCGTTTTTTGGCGTTTGAAGAATGATTACCCAGTCGGTGTTCATCATCATTGTGGCTTGCGCTGCGGTTGAGATTGCCCGCAGATTGTTCCGCTAACCAATCCAGCAGTATCCAAACAGGAGGTTTTATCGTGAAGAAAATCGCTTTTGCAGTTGCTTACATCAGTTCAATCATTGCGGCAAATGTCGCAACCGAAACCTTTGGACTCGTTTCCATCATTGGCATCACTGTCACTGCCGGAACTTTCCTAGCTGGCGCGGTTCTTGTTTTGCGCGACGGGCTTCAAGAGGTTACTGACAAGAAGTTTGTGCTGGTTTCAATCGTTGTCGGTGCAGTCATATCTGCTGCAACATCGAATCCTTCCCTGGCACTAGCTTCTTGTTTGGCGTTTTTCGCATCTGAACTTGTTGATTTTTTCATTTACACGCCACTGAGGAAGCGGAGTTTGCCGCTGGCAGTTATTGGTTCAAGCGTTGCTTCGGCCCCAATTGACACCATTCTGTTTCTTCAACTAGCAGGATTTGGAGTAACAACCGAGGCTGTTATTGGTCAATTCATCGTCAAAACCATCATCGCGGCAATTGCAGCGGCTGGACTATCGTGGCGATCTATCTCACGGGAAGCGTGACGGGCGTGCGTCATCTTTTAGACGCACAACGTCTCGGTTATATGAATACTCCAGCCAATTGCCACACTATGAACCAATGGATATGGGCAGCAGACAACGGTTGTTTTGGCAAAAACTATGTTGGTGACGAGCGTTGGTTTGCGTGGCTTGATTCATTTCCCGAGCTGGTTCGTGGTCTATGCCTTTTTGCCACTGCACCAGATGTAGTTGGTGATGCCAAAGCGACATTGCAACGCTCAATTCCTTGGCTTGCCCGCATCAAATCGTTAGGTTATAAGGCTTCATTTGTGGCTCAAGACGGACTAACTAATAAAAACTGTCCGTGGGAAGAGTTTGATGCCCTATTTGTTGGTGGATCTACTGAATGGAAATTGGGAAATGACGCTTACCGGCTTATGGAAATTGCGAAGGAGAAAGGAAAGTGGGTTCACGTTGGTCGCGTCAACAGTCGAAGAAGGTATGAAGGAATGGCGGCTCGTGGCGCAGACAGTATGGACGGAACCTACATAGCCTTTGGGCCGAATGTGAACGCGCCTAAACTTATGTCGTGGGTTGATGGTTGGGATATGCAACACATCCTTGATTTTGAAATGAGTGAGACATGAGCAAAGCGAAAGCGAAAGGCACCAGGGGTGAGAACGCTGTCGTTGAAGCCCTGAAGGAAGCCGGATTCATTCACGCCGAACGTAGAGCGCTAGCGGGAACCCTCGACAAGGGTGATGTGCTTGGGGTGCCGGGGTGGGTGTTTGAGGTGAAAGCCCACGACTCCTATGCGGGCAAGCTCGCTGAGTGGTTGGGTGAGGTAGAGCGGGAGAAGACCAACGCTGGCGCTGAGTTCGGTGTGGTGTGGCATCGCAGGAAGGGCAAGGGCAGCGCGAGGGATTGGTTTGTCACCATGTCCGGCGCTGAGTTTCTTGCCATCTTGAAACAAATGGAGGAACTATGAAGCATGTTGTGATGTTCAGTGGCGGTATCGGTTCGTGGGCCACAGCGAAACGAGTGGCTGAGGAACACGGCACTGAGAATTTGATTCTCTTGTTCGCTGACGTGAAAGGCAACAATCCTGATCCGCACGTCGGTGAGGATGAGGACACTTACAGGTTCATTCACGATGCCGCCGAGAATGTTGGTGCTGAACTGGTGATTGTGGCTGATGGCCGGGACATTTGGCAGGTGTTCAAGGATCGCAAGTTTCTGGGCAATTCACGTCAAGCGAACTGTTCGACGGAGTTGAAGCAGAAGCCGTCCCGCAAATGGTTGAACGAGAATTGTGACCCAGCGGAAACGATTGTGTATGTGGGTATTGACTGGACTGAAACCCACAGGTTCCCGGCAATTGAACGCCACTATCTGCCGTATGTGGCGAAAGCCCCGCTGATTGAACCCCCGTACTTGTCGAAGAAGGAGATGATTGAGTGGGCACGCAGTGAAGGTCTCACAACTCCTCGGTTGTATGACTTGGGTTTCTCCCACAACAACTGTGGCGGGGGGTGTGTTCGAGCTGGGCAGGCACAGTTCAAGCAGTTACTTGAGTTGATGCCGGAACGGTTTGCCCGCTGGGAGCAGAAAGAGAAAGAGGTGGCCGAGTTCCTCGGTAAGGATCAGACGATTCTGACTGAGGTGAGTAAGGGTGTGAAACGTAATCTTCCTTTGGTGGAGATTCGGCGGCGGGTGGAGGAGCAGCCTGCCATGTTTGATGATTTTGATATCGGCGGGTGTGGTTGCTTCGTGGATTATGAAGACCCTGCCCCTACAATGCCCCTAGAAGGCCCCTAAAACGAACGGAGAGCCACGATGAGGCTATCAGGCAAGGTAAATGGTCAATGGTTCCGCTGTCGAGCCTGTAAAGCCGTCTGGGAGGTCAGCGCGTGGCACTGCGTCACCTGCCACGAAACATTCGACAACCACAACCAAGACCAGCACAAGGATCGGCTGCGCTGCAAAGACCCCGCAACCGAGATGGGTTTGGTCAGCCACAACGGACGCTGGCACACCCCCGTCTCGCAGGCGAAGACAACGCTAGAAACCATTCAGGAGGCAACCCGTGAGTATCAAACTGATGAGCCGAGTGTGGACAAGCGCACCCTACGATGGAAAAGAACTTCTGGTTCTTCTGGCGGTAGCTGATTGGGCAACCGATGAGGGGGTGTTTTTCGCGTCGAAAGCGGCGCTAGCGGCGAAGGCCCGGTGTTCGGTGGAGTATGCGCGGTTGACGTTGTTGAAGTTCATTGAGGATGGTGTGATTGAGGTCACAAAGCAGGGTTGGGGTCGGGGTAAGGCCACCGAGTTTCGCTTCCTGAAGGCTGTGGATAACCCCGAAATAAAACCCCAACTCACTTGGGGTTTTGGGGAAGAAAACCCCAACTCCACCCCCCCTAAAACCCCAACTGGGGACGCTAAAACCCCAACTGGGCTTGGTTACAACAGTAATAACAACAATAAATATCAACAACGCTGCAACTACCACGACAATCCACAACCCTGCCGAGGCTGCGCCTCAGAACAGAAAGCCGGAATGTGCATCAACTGCCACAAGCGCCACTGCGAATGTGATAGCGTCCAACCATGATCATCTTGAAGTCCTACGGCAAGGTTTTCCTCGCCAGCATCCTCACCCTGTTCCTAGCGCAAGGCGCTGACCTCACAACCGTCACACTGGAGGACACCAAAACATGGCTCGCAGCAGCACTGGCAAGCACCCTGCCACTAGCAATCACAGCACTCGACCCCTCCGACTCGCGGTGGGGCCGAACGAGAACCCGCCAGCTCCAATTCAACCTGACTGGCGACCAGACCTGAACAAAATCGACTTCACCGCAGCAATCAGCGTTGAAACACAGCGCGCCACACTGCAAGCCGAACGCCAAGCCATCATCGGCCAGGGCTACGACACGCAACGCAGCAAGCAGCGCCTGCAACTAATCCACCAGGCGAACCCTGACCGGGACTTCCACGACGAACTAGCCCTAGCTGACCAGAACCTTGTGACTCTCGCGGAGATGGTTGTGGCTATTGATGAGCAACTCGCTGCTTTGGATGCTTGACAGCCCTTCCCGCATCCCATAGATTGCCTCCTGACCACTACGGTTAGGAGGCAATCGTGGTTTTAGACCTTGGGAGCAAACAGCCCCAGCGCCAACCCGACGCACACGATTTCGGGGATCTTCACAACATTTTGTCCACGCTGAAAGATTTGCAGCGCAACACGACGGACAAGACTCTGGCCGTGTATTGCGGTATCGCTGTTGTCGCTATCGAGTTGGCTATGGAGGTGTTGCGGTGAGCAGGCAGCGTGATTTGCGTATGTGTTGCCGTTGCGGTGATTATGGCAAGTGGGATGAGTACACAGCGTATGGGCGTATCGACGCATATTGCCCGCAGTGCCAGCCGGCACATTATGACCAGATTTGGGAGTGGGAGGATGTGGATGATGAGGCATGATGTTTTGAAGGTGACGCATGAGCCTGAGTGTGCGTTGGCTGGGTATGAGTTCACGGGTTGCACGATGTGCATGAAGCTGCGTCAGGCGTATAGGCGTGGGTTGCGGGCGGCGCAGGAGAGAATGCGTCGGGATGTCAATGATGGTAAGCATGGTGAGCGGGGATGAGCACCGATGAAGTCAGATTTTTAGAGACTGCACTGGACAAAGCCATCGCCGCTACCAAACGTGTCCGTCATCTGCATAAGCCCGTGGAGTCCCGACAGTGGGTTCACGGCAGCGATTGTCCTCACCGCGAGACTCAATGGGTTTGGCGTCAAGGATGGCAGTGCAAGCCTGAATGCACATCGCGGACGGTGTTGGAGTGCCACGGCTGTCCGTACCACCCGGACTACGGCATGGAGCGGTGGCCCTGCGAAACCATCAAAGCATTGGACGGTGAGCAGGGATGATGCCCGAAGTGAAAGCCAACGACCTGTCATGGATCAACGACAGCGCCAGATGCGTAGACCCCGGTGTAGACCCAGACTGGTTCTTCATCGAAGAACACGACCACCAGCTCGCGGTCACTCAAGTGTGCCACGGCTGCCCACTACTGTTGAAATGCCGCGAATACGCGCTCCACAACCGCGTAGACGGTGTGTGGGGTGGATACACGGAACGCAAAATCATTGCCGAACGTAAAAGACTCGGCATCACCCCCCACAACGTATCCGGGGACACTTACCTTTACACGCTGGGATTGCAGAATGTGCAACGAAACTACAGCAAACAATGACTGCCCCGAATGTTGCGCATGGAAACCTAGAGACCAGAAGGTGTGCCGTGAATGCCGCGTCTACACTGACATTCACTTACTCACAGTGGAACAACTCGCCGCGTTAGGGCCTGAGGGAAACCCGAAAGGGGTGCGTGATGCTATTGAGAGTATCCGCTAGTGTTCTGCTTGTGGGCGCATCGCTAGCGCCTACGGGTGTGGAAGGTTTCGACACGGCCATAAAGCCGAAGTGCCTGGTCGTGGACGTGGGTTCAATTCCCACCACATCCACGCCCCGCGCCAGCCGAACACCTTTTTTCGCCCGCAAGATCACTGTGGTTCTTGCGCGTGAACAAGGCTGGCGTGGGAACCAACTTGCTTGCCTCATGCGCTTGTGGACGAGGGAATCAAACTTCCGCCCCCAAGCATTGAACCGTCGCAGCGGCGCGGGTGGTGTCCCGCAGATTCTTGGGCTTGACCCGGACACGCCGGTGCGTGAGCAGATTCAGCGGGGCATCACATACATCGTCCACAGGTATTCCACACCTTGTGCAGCGCTAGCGCACCACGACAACCACGGCTGGTATTAGATTCATACTCCCGCCCCCCCGTGTTCCATGGTCAACCACGGGGGGTGCGGGTTCTACAATCAGACCGTGCTGAAAATCACCGTCACCTTAGGCCAGATTGAGATCAGTTTGGAATCGGATAAGCCTTACCCGGACGCAGCGCATGACATGGCTAACCGCGCAGTGGAACTCATGACCCAATCAATCAGCCAGGTGAAGGCAGCTAACTGGAACCCGTTCGATGTGGAGATTGAGGAAGCTGAAGAAGATTAGGCGTGTCGCTTGACTTTCGTTGCTAGCGCCACTAGTTTCTCCCACCTAACCGCACAACAAGGAGGCAAATCATGCGGTCATACATCAACACATCCAACCTTCAACCGAAGGTGACCTTGTTCGAAGAAACACAAAGCATCCAAATCAGCGGCAGCCACTTCACCCCAAGCACCGATGCTGACGCGCCGCAACTGTCCACTTTCAGCATGACGTTCACCCTGCCCGAGGCACGCGCACTCGTCACCGACATCCTGTCAGCACTGGCCGACTACCGTGACCTTCGAACCAAAGAACTCACCGAACTGGATTACGACAAGCACGCACTTGACCAACCCCCAGCGATTGTGTAGGGTTACAGTCCTAGCGCCACGGCGCTAGTTCCCCGCCCCTCCCCCAGCAGGGCGGGAAGATCCCCCCGTACAGACCTCTCACTGTGCGGGGGGATTTCTTTTGCCCCCACCTTCCCACCTTCCCTCCCACCTTCCCTTCCGTCTCGTGCGCGCCCGCGCGTGTGCCCGCGCGTGTGCCCGCGCGTGTGAACTGCTCAGCCGCTGCCGGCGTTTCCAGCCGCTGCCGGTGTGTCTGTCAATGCTTGCGCGGATCCTTGCCAAGGCTTGCGCGAATCTTCTGCGCCGAGGCTTGCGCGGATCCTGTTCGCGGGTTCTGTTCGATGTGCCAGGGGACACGCCCGTGAAAGTGTTTCGCCGTAATGCTTGCGCGCGGGTTTGGTTTGTGCCACTATGCGCAGGCCGTCACAGTGGCGGCACTGTTTGAGAGGACAGAAACAATGGCTAGAAACATCGGCGCGGGACAGACACCGCGCAAGGCTTTCCCGTGTACCTGTAACGGGTGCCGGGGCTATCTGCCTGAGCTTTACGCGGGCGCTAGTGAATACACGGTGATCCAAGCAACGCGGCACATGGGTTCGCACTACTTCGACACCGATACGCGGCGTTTCTTCCGCTCGCGTGTCCTGTCGTGGAACATCATGAACGACGGAAACCCGCGCGAGCCGTTCGGGTTTCTTGTGCGCGAATCGCGCGGGGCAGGGTTCGACCCTAGCGACGGGCGCGAGTATGCGGTGAGCGTGTGGTGCCGGTTCGGTTCGCTCGTAGCGGTGTGGCGCGGCATGCGTGACGGCATACCCGTTCAGGATCCTGAGCAACCTTTCACTGTTGTCGAATCGGTTCGCGCGCTTACCCGCACCACGTTCAACGATGAAGCGGTGCGGCTGCTGGCGGCTTGCGATTGTCACGGCTGCCAGGTGTGGGGGCATCCGTGGCTAGCGCGTGCGTGCGAGGGTTGCGACGTGCCTGCGGGTGAGGTTTGCGCGGTTGATTGCTTGGGCGGTGCCCGATGAGTCGCGCATATTTCGCCGCCGATGGCTCATACGGTGACGCTGCCGGCCTTGTCGTGTTGGATACGTCAAACATCACGCCCGAGACGTGGGACTACTTAGAGGGCCTGACAGATTCGCACCGGTACGCGGTGGCGCTCGCCATGTCTGAGGCGCAGACCGCATCTAGCGCCGAGTCTGTAAGCCGGTGCGTGTGCGGGTTTTGCGCGTGTGATTACAAACTCGACGGCTACGCACCCGGCGAGACTGTATGCGGGGCGTGTTTAGACAACTGCGCCACGTCTAGCGCGGCCGAGCATGAGCCGGTGACCGCATGAGCCGCGAACCCGTGCCCTGCGCCACATGCGCACAACCCACCGACCCGCTAGCCACCTTCCCCGGCGGTCTGTGTCTTGACTGTTGGGCCGCTAGCCCTGAGGGTCAACGCATGCCTACCGCCGCTGAGCTTGTCGCCATGTGGGGGGGCAAACTGTGAGGGTCGCCGTCATCGTTGCCGCCGTTTCGCTTGTGTCTAACCTTTACGGCTTTCGCCGTGGTTGGGCGCAAGGTTGGGATGCAAGCAACACGGCGCACAAGCGCTAACGCGCGCGCGCCCCCGTGTGTGGCGCGTAACGCTTGCGGATCCGTTACGGGTCTGCCACTATTCGACATGCCAGGGCACCCCGCCCGGCACCTATGAGAGGGAACCTAATGAAAATCAACGCAACACTAGCGGGCGCTATCTTGCGCGCGTTCGAATCCAGCGCCGGCAAGTTTGGGCGCACCATTAGCGCCAACGCCGACGGCATCACCATTAGCGGCACTAACGCTACTCTGCGCGTGGCTATCCCTAGCGCCACTCTCGCACCCGTCACATACGCGCGCGATATTGCGCGAGACATGATTACGGGCGCAACAGTCACGCCTACCGACACGGGCGCAACCGTTACTAACGGGAAAGGCCTTTCGTTCACTATCCCTAACGCGCCGGATGCGCCCCCGGCGCTAGCGCCCGTGCCTAATGGTGTCCCTGTGAATCCTGCCGACGTTGCTTGGGTTGCTAGCGCAAGCGCCACAGATTACGGCATGCCTATCTTGTGCGCGGTTCGTTTCGATGGGGACAAGGTAGCCGCAACGGACAGGTTCCGCCTACATGTGGCAGACCTACCGATGCCATGCGCGGGCACTGTCCCCGCCGCTAGCGTGGCGTGGCTAGCGCGCGTGCCCGCCGCCACAGTCGCCATAGACACCGATTTAGGCGTGGCGACTATCGCTAGCGGATCCATCTCCCTCACCGTGCGCACAGTGTTGGGAGACTTTCCCAACTTTGGGAATATCATCCCCGAGACCACACACCCGGTAATGCCCGCCGAGAATGTGGCAATCGTCAAGCCTTACCTAGCGGATAAGGCCGTGTGTGCCGTCAAGGTGAGCGCCACGGGCGCGGATGTGTTCGGGTTCCGTCCCAAGTCGAAAACGCCCGGCGATGTGCTCGCCACCGTGAACGCCACCAGCGCCGGCCAGACTTTCACCGTGAACGCCGCCTACCTTGGCGCAGCTTTGGCGGGTTGCCAGGGCGCTATCGAATCGGCAGACACGGCAGAGATGATTACGCGCCCGCTAGTTATCCGTGACGGCTCCCGCATGGCGCTCCTGATGCCGATACGCAACTAGACCCGCCACTAGCGCGCCCCCGTGACTTAGGTTGCGGGGGCGCGTTTGTGTTGCGGAATCTTTGCGAGCCGTGGCAGACTGTGCCTAGCGCAATCGGGCGCAACCTATGGGAGGAACAGACATGGATCTAGTACGTGTTATGACGTGGGCGCGAGCTGAGCGCACACCCGACACCGGTGCGGCTATGACTAGCGCAGAGTTTCTAACGTTCGCTGACGAACAGTGCGCCTACTACGGTGAGACCTTGGAACAGTGGCTAATCGCTCATCACGACAACGCCACGGCATGCGGCGCGCGCGTCATGTACCACACCATTGAGGGTAACGACATGTGTTTCGCTTGCGTGTGGGACCTAGCGCAACGTGACGGCACCATCGACGCATTCATCACAGACCCGACACAGTGGGAAAGCGCCGACAAACTAGACCTAATCGTGCTAGCGCATGAAACAGACCTGCGCGCATTGGAAGATGAAGAAGAGCGCGAGATTCGATGCTATGTCTGTAAGCACGCCGGACAAGATGTCGAACCCTGTACAACACGCGCGTGCGACATGTGTAAGGCACGGACATGCTGACACCCCGAGGCGAGCTAGTCGCATTCATTGCTTGCGCCGTGATCCTCATCCTGTGGGGGCGCATTGACTACCTACTAGCACACTAGCCACACACGCCTAGCGCCCCTGCGTCCCTAGCGGATACGGGGGCGCTTCGCTATATACGGCAACACACACACCTAGCGCAGATAGACACCCCTACGGGTAGAGGGACACACACAAGCCGCACACCCACACCCAACACACAAACACACACCCAACACCCCACGCCCACGCTAAACACACACACACCCGATACACACATTCGAACCTAATCCCAAACGCAGCTCACACCGGCACCCTCTAAACGGCCCTACATGCCGCCCCTGGCGCGTTTCTAGCGCCCCGCATAGGATCCTAGCGCCCCCGAACCTAGCGCCCCGTGTAGTGCCGTCTAGTTTGCTCGGCTATCCGAACGGATGTACGGTAGTGCCCGAGTGCCCGAACACTTGTACGACCAACGGGGGATGTGCCGACAACCCCCCACGCGGGTACTGCGTACTATCTGTTCAGGGTGTTTGTCTTATTTGGGTGGTGTTGTGGCGGGTATTCGGGTTTCGGATGATGTGTGGCGTAGGTGGCTGCGTTTGCGGGGTGAGGGGTGGAGTGTTGAGCGGGCGAGTAAGGAGGTTGGGGTTTCGGTTGCGACTGCTTTTAGGCAGTTGAGGGATCCGAAGTCGAGGTTGTCGAGGTTGTTGGCGGAGGCTGGGGAGGGTAGGCCTGTGGTGCCTGCTGGGGATGCGCAGCGGGCGTTGACGGATTTTGGTTTGTTTCGGGTGCGGTATTTGGCTCGTGCTGTGGTGCCGTGGCAGGTTGAGGCTGCTGACCGTATTAGTGAGCTTCTTCGGTCTGACCGTAAGGAGTTTGTGGTGGTGAATGCTCCCCCTGGGTCGGGTAAGTCAACGTTTTTTACGCATGATTTGCCGGTGTGGTTGGCGGTTCGGGATAGGAAGATTCGTATTTTGTTGGGGTCGCGTACGGAGCGGCAGGCGCGCATGTATACGGGGCGGTGTCGTCGTACGTTTGAGCGTGAGGTTCCTGTGAAGGCTGACCCGAGGCTGGTGGAGTTGGGGTTGGCGAGGGATGCGGTTGCCACGTTGAGGGAGGATTTCGGGGTTTTCAAACCTGTGAATAATGATTTGTGGCGGGCTGAGGAGTTTGTTCTTCAGCAGACTGATGGTACAGCGGTGGAGGACAAGGAGTCCACGTTCTCCTCGTACGGCATGGATAGTGGTTTCTTGGGTGGTCGTTTCGATTTGGTCATTTGGGATGACCTTGTGGACAAGAAAACGTTGCGTGGCGATCAGGAGGGGTTGCAGCAGTGGTGGGAGCAGGAAGCTGAGACTCGTGTCGAGCCGGGCGGGTTGCTGATTTTGCAGGGGCAGCGGATGGCTGCGGATGATTTATACCGTTACGCACTGGATTTGGTGGATGTGGATGAGGATGATGAGGATGCGGTAGCGAAAAAATACACGCATTTCTTGTATCGGGCGCATTATGAGGACAAATGTGAGGGGCACAAGAAGGGGGAGAAGTTGAAGGCATGGCCGAAGTCGTGCCTACTGGATCCGTGGCGGTTGCCGTGGCGGGAGTTGCAGCGTATTCGGGCGAACCGTGAGGACAGGTTCCTGGTCATGTACCAGCAGGAGGATGTGGATCCTGCGGATCAGCTTGTGCCGAAGTTGTGGATTGATGGGGGTAAGAATGCGAATGGGGATTTGTTGCCGGGGTGTTGGGATGATGAGCGGGTTCGGGGCAATATTCCACGAAACCTTGCCGGCGAGTGGTTCTCGGTGGTGACGGCTGACCCTTCGCCGAGTAAGTTTTGGGCTGTGCAGTGGTGGTTGTACAACCCGGAAACCCACATGCAGTATTTGGTGGACATGCACCGCGCCCCAATGGAGGCACCCGACTTTCTGGATTGGCATCACGCATCTGGGGAGTTTTCGGGACTGCTGGAGGACTGGTGGTGGTGGTCGTTTGAGCAAAAAAGACCTATCACGCATGTGATTGTGGAGCAGAACGCTGCCCAGCGGTTCCTTTTGCAGTATGACCATGTTCAACGCTGGCGTTCGGAGCGGTCTGTGCAGATCATTCCGCACTCCACGAACCGCAATAAGAGTGACGCGGATTATGGTGTTCAAACTATCGCCCCGCACTATTTTTTCGGCAGGGTCAGGTTGCCTGGTTCGGTTGCTGACGGGTCAAAGAAGGCGATGGAGCCGCTGGTTCACGAGCTGGGGACGTGGCCTGATGGGAAGACGGATGACTGTGTGATGGCGCATTGGTTCCTTGTGTGGAATGCGCCTAAACTGTTTACTGTGTCGGCGAAGAATCCTCCGCAGTTTCAGCGCCCGTCGTGGCTTGCGGGGGCTGACAGGTGGCAGTAGATGGCATGTCGGCGTTTGATGACATGGTTGAGGATGAGGGTCTTCTGCCGGTGTTTGGTTTGCGTCTGCTTGTTGGTCTTGATGCTGATGGTAAGGATAGGATTCTTCTCGATAGGTGCGGTACAATCGATTCTGCCCGTCTGATTGGTATTCTTGAGACCATTCAGTGTCGTTACATGTTGTCCCCGTAGGGAGTTTGAGTGACAGGCCCTAGTATCGAATCCATCATCACAATGCTGATGGAACGTAGAACATCGTACGGGCCTGTGTTGAATCAGATGATGAAACTGCGGGACGCCTACAACGGCGACATTATTGTTCCGCTGCCTGAGATGGATCGTAACGAGCGTTCCTCAGTGGCGAACCTGATTTCCACGGGTCTTGACCAGACGGCGATGCGTATCGCCTCCACCACCCCGAACGTGTTCTACCCGCCTGTCATTCCGGGCAATAAGCCTTCTGAGGATAGGGCGAACAAGCGCCGCCGAGCCACCTTGGGCTGGTATGAGGCGAACAAGATGAGCATGAAGCTGCGCCGTCGCGCACGTTTCCTCATCGGTTATGCGTCTAGCCCGGTGGTGTTGCGTCCTGACCCGAAGCGTGGTATCGCTAAGTGGGAGGTTCGTTCCCCTTTGACTGCGTATCCTGCGCTGTCTGAGGACATTGACCAGATAACGCCAACGGATTGTATTTTCTCGTTCGGCAGGTCATACAAGTGGCTGAAAGCGCACTACCCGAACGCTGCCATGCGGTTCTGGGCGAACGGTGAGGAGCCGTCAGCGCAAACCCTGTACGACATTATCGAGTATGTGGATGATGAAGTGTGGGTTCTCGCTGCCGTTGAGGTGAACCCCGTCACCCCGTCCATCATTCCCGGCCAGTCTTCACTGCGGTATGTGGAGTTGGAGCGGGTTATCAACCGCACAGGCTTGTGCCCCGCTGTCGTTCCTGGCCGCATCACCCTTGACCGTCAGCAGGGGCAGTTTGATGGTTTGGTTGGCATGTACCAGATGCAGGCGAAACTGATGGCACTGGAAGTGATTGCCGTTGAGCGCGGTATTTTCCCCGACACCTACCTCGTGTCCCGACCTGGTGAGACCTCTAAGTTCGTTTCAGGGCCGTATGACGGGCGCACAGGCATGGTGAACGTCATCGCTGGTGGTG